TGCGCTTGCGCCTGTTCAGTTGGAGTGGCTTCAGACAGGATATCACCCATAACCTGCACGTCAGCCGCCTCGATAAACTGCCCCTTGGATACCTTGCCCGATATGGTGTTGAGTAAGTCGATGACCTGCTCGTCTCTCTCTAAGAACTCAGGGCCGAAGAACTCATCTAAACCAAACTTAGTGTCGATGCCCACTAGCTTGGCTAGCTTACGCAAGAACTCCTTGATTACATTCTTACTTGGCTTGTCCAGCGTACGGTACTGCGACGAAAGGATACCCATCAGCTCGGCGAGGTACTCTTCATCTTGGATGACAGGTACGTCCTCATACTTAGCTACGAACTTCTCGATAACCTTAGACATCTCAGAGTTCGGGTCGACCACCTTCCGAACCGACTCCAGCATATTACGCGCTATCACCAACGCCTGTGGGTCGGTTGCAGCAGCCTCCAATAGCAATGCGTGGAAAACCTCGTGAGGAACAGTCGATAGGTCAGCGATGCTGAGGTTGATGTGAATGGTCTTAGTTTTGTCGTCCTTTACGTAAGCCCCTCGAGCTCGCTTGCCAGCAAAGCGTTTGTACTGACCTTCTGTTTCGTGAAGTACAATCCGTACATCAGGGAACTGCTTCTTCAATGATACCGCCGCCTTCTTAGCTATTTGCTTGATGCGGCTTATCTTTCTCTCTTCCTTAGCTGTCTCCGCCTTGTCTTCGCTGAGTTGCTTGCGGTTGACTACTAAGTTGTCATCTACCTTATCTACACCCTCTATCTCTTTATCACTGAAGAAATCGTCGATGTCAACCTGCTCTTCCTCCGTCACCTCTTGTGTCGGTTCCGACACAGTTTCAGCTACTGGCTCAGGTAGTGCTACGTTAAACTTATTGGCAAAATCTTTGAGCTCCTCTAAGGTAATCTCCCCATCTAATAAGTTCTGCCAAATATCACCTACAATATCTTCAGAACCGTCCGACATATAGAGCCTTACGCTACCTCCTAGTGAGTAATTTATTGAATTTGAACTTGTAAGCGAACCGTCTGACTTTATCTTTCGTAACGAATTAGCTATAGCGCGAGTATTATTATTACTTGGTCGGTTATATATTATATCGTCAAATATTCCTTGGACGGCATCAAGCGTGTAACCCTCAGCTTTTAAGCTTTTTCTTCTTTCCCTTCGATTTAAATCTTCCCGACTAAAGCCCTCCTCTTGTGTCGGCTCCGACACAGGAACGGTCTCTTCTACCGCGACTTCTTGCGTCTTAGGCGTTAGCACTACTTCGCCTTCAAAGCGTTGACCATCTTGTTCGAAAATCACCGTCGCGGAAGCTCCAGACTCGCTCTCCCTTACCTCGGTGACAGCTACTGGCACAGCGCCGTTCTCCTGAAGACCTTCTGGCACATCAACCTCGTAGATACCACCCAAAGCCTCTTCAACGGGAGTAACCTTTGATGCGTTTCTTTGCTCAGGCGACCTATCGCTCCTGTTAAAGGTGAACCGAGTAGTCTTAACGCCGTCTTTCTCGGTGGTGGTTTTGAAGAACTTTAATGTCCTTCCTTTCTTGTCGGTTGTAGTAACCTCTAATTCAACCTCCGCTCCTTCTTCTACCGCGACCTCCTCTGTCGGCGCCGCTTCTGCAACTTGGTCTTCGGCTTCAACCTCTGCGGTAGGTTCTCCGATGTCGGGTACTCCTTCTCCCATCGCTTCGCTACCTCGGGTAGGTTCTGGTGCATCCACCGTCTCTGGGCTTGGCTCTTGAATGGCATCTGTTTCTGGTGTTCCGTATAGTATCTGGTCTAACTCCCTGTTAAGGCTATTCAGCTCTTCTTGCTGGCGCTTCACAAGGATAGGGTCTTTCCCTTCAATTTGTTCCTGTAAGTCTTTTCTCCTAAGTAAGATGCCCAGTGAACGTTTCTGCTGTTCCAGAGTCAAGTCAGATGGGATGTCTCGATTAACCGCAATTACCTCGTCGAGGTTGTCCATTTGTTCCTGAGCCTCCTTCTTACTTATTTTACCTTGGTTAATTTTAGACTTAAGATTCGTGTAAAACATATGGCGATAGCTCAACTGACCGCTATCCGTTTGTTTGCTTACGTTTTGAAAAAGCTCAAACGTAGCGTCGTCCATATCAGTAAAATCCTTCTTAGAAGAAGAAGTGGCTACTGCATTTGGAACTCCTAATACTAAACCACCTACCGCTTCCTGAAGTCCGCCAATCACAACCTGCTCTAATCCTTCACCAAAAGACTCAGGAGTATCAAACATCTCCTTTTCTTTAAGAGCATTGTAAATTTCTTTACCTGTTATATCAGCAACCTCTTGAGCGAGACCAGTCTCAAACTCAGCAAGGCCACCAGCTCCCACCTTTAGCAGGCCCCTACTTATCATACTGTTAACCTCTCGGTCTACAATATCGTTAAAAGCTTTACCTGTTACATTCTTAGGAGATTTCTTAAGTGCCTGCATCAGTAGGCTATTAAGCAATCCCTTTTGATTAACTACGTTTCTAAAACCAATGCTTTCTAATGCACCCACTACAATTCCAAGCGGTAGCTTGAACATAGCTTTTTCTTTTTCAGACACATCCTGAAATTCAGGGATGCTAGCCATCTCCTCTCCTAGATGACTCGCAACCTGACCATACATAGCCGCTGTACGAGCCGCCCACCCGCCTGGAACCAACATAGCTGGTATAGACTCTGCCAAACCTAGAAAAGCACCTCCCCAAAACCCCTGCTCTTTTAACTGTGTCCACTCAGGTGTGGTTTCCGAATCGCCTAACACATTCAAAAGTCCATTACGAACAGCCTCAAGCTCACCACCTTTCAGCTTCATATTTTCAGAAGCAGCGTATTGAGAGTATCGGTTCACAGCTTTTTCTACATCGATAGGCTCTCCAAACTTTCGTTCTTTTTTATAGTCATCAACAACTTTGTCTCCAATTTCATTTCGAATATCGGAGTCTATGCTAGTCATAAAACTCAGGAACTCAGCTCTGGTGGCTTTAGCTCCATCCGTTCCGTAAGGAGGGGTTATGCCCCTTCGTTCAGCTTCCTCGGTAAATCGAGACTGGTAGTAAGCAGGGTCGGTGGTCATCAAAGGTATTGCACCCGTAACCTTATCCATTGCTACGTTGTACGCTTCTTCAGAAATCCTTCCGATACCAGTTAACACTTTATTCCACAAACCTCCGCCCCAATCACCTCTATTAGCAAGCATAGACGTGTACTCTCCAGCCGCTTTATCAAGCTCTCTACCTTGTTCCTTAAGAATCTCATCGTTCTGACGTAATCCTTGAGCTTCAATATCTAAATCCCTTCCTCTTTGTAAAAAATCATTGTACCCCTCTGGGTCAGCTGCTACTGCCTGCACGTCATTTACAGGGAAAGCTTCAGTAAACTCGGCGTCAAAAATACTTTTTCGCTCCACGTAAGACAAGAACTGATTGTTGATGGATTCTTCGGCGTCATTAATTTTCTTTACGTTAGTGTCGATTTGCTTTTGGGTTACAAACTTACGAGGAGCATCCAACCCTTCCTGTCGGTTTTCTCTCAAAAAGTCTTGTAGCTTTTTTGCTTCTGACTTCTCTGTTTCAGTGTCCATATCGCCAGTAAAACCAAAGCGCCCTACACTTAGGAAAGACGGAAGCTCCATAGGGTCAAGGTCTACCTCTATGGTTTCCCCGTTAGATGCGGTTACCTTTAGCGCATCGCCTATGCTTGTAGGCTCTACCTCAAATCCGTATGGCTTAAATACATCGGTAAGTTCTTGAGCCACCTGGTCCTCATCACCTCGGTCAATAAGTTGAGGAGATACCATAGCCATACGCTCCTCAAAGAAGTCAGGCTCAGCAACCGTTAAGTCCTGAACCTCCTCCTCGACGACAGTCTCTGCAACAGGTACTTGAGGCTCTGGTGAGACCAAAGAACCAGGCTCCGATACGGATGCCGTATCTTTTTTTTTTACAGCAGAAAAAAGCTCAGGGAACTTAGCATTAACCGTATTGTAATCATAGTTGTTCGCCTCAGCTGTAGCTATGTAATCCTTTAATACCTGAAGGTCATACCCAGATAGCTCTGGGAACTTAGGCATTACCACGTCATAATTATAGTTGTTAGCCTGAGCCGTAGCTATAAAGTCTTTTAATAACTGTTCTTCCATATTATTATCTTACTACACCCCCTGAATTACCTCCTGCCGTCAACCCGATTTCTACCATAGCATTTAAGTCTAGCTTGGACTCGATAAATGACTTAAGAGCCTCCGCTTGCGGTCCCGATTCAGCAGAGTTTTCCTTTGTGTCAAACTTCTTCTTAGTTCCATCGGGAGCTGTTACTGTTATTCTATTGAAACCAGGCTCAGCTTCGTCAATGCTAAACCCTAATTTAGAAAGTATAGGGGCAAGTTTTGGAGCGGCCTCTTCCTCTGATAATGTAAATATATCTTCAGTAATCTGTCCAGACAACTGCTTGTATGTCGCAAGCGGGTCCTTTCTAGTCGTTCCGTAAGAAAATGACTTCTCTACATTAGATGTGAAGTCAGGTCTTAGGGGATTCCAGCTAGCATCTCTAGCTATCCTATCGTAACTCTTTCCTTTCCCCGTTATTAATCCAGCGGCACCTACAGTCCAATCCCTTCCGTTCATAATATTTGGAAGACCATCTACTTCTTGTCCATCAGAGAAAGGAAGATTTACCGTCTTGGTTTCGTCTCCATCTTTAACTATAAGGTCAACCCCTGCATCAGTTCTTTTTGCGCTTTGTATGTTAGGGTTTATAGCAACTAAGGATTTTAAAGCACCGTCAATCTCGTCAGGAGTTCCTGAGTATAAAACACCTACCGCATTCAACACATCTTCATCTTGTTTTTGACCCTCCCCTTTAAGCCTGTAGAATGACTGTGCAGCCCTATCCTCTGGCATAGCTGTCTGCTCCTTGTCAAGCATATTAAGCATCTGCCCACTTAAGAACTCGCGAGCCTTGGCTTTCATATCATCAGTGACTTCTGGCATAACAATGCCGTCGTTCTGATTCTTCATAGCTACATTGAAATTATCGCCTTTCTGCGTGGTACTTTTCCCGTCAATGTCATAGCCATCGATGAGTCCAAGCTCTTCGAGTATACTTACTACGCGAATGGGATTGCTATCAACAAGGGCTCCCACTTGCTCGTCAAGCGCTTTTTGGAATCCAGCATCTTGGCTAGCGTCAGAAAGGGTTAGCACACCTTTTTCACGAACTACCCTTACGTCTTTACCGACTTTGTCTATCCAACTTTGCAGGTCTGGTGAGTAATCATACCTGTCATAACGAGAGCGCATACGGCTGGTAATGCCTTCAATGCTACTGAACTCGGAAGCGTTTTTAGAAAGACCACCATCTTTATCAAGCATACCTATGCTAATCTTTCCGTTGGTAGGATTCACAAACGCCTGTGTCTTAGACCAGTTCTGAAACTTATTTAGCTGCTCCTGTATCGCTCCCTCCATACCGACTATAGACTCATTGTTCTCAATGCGGTCCATTGTCTCCTTGTAATACTGTTGAGCATTTTTAGATACGTCCTGCAAAGCGCTGAAGCTATCCTCTACGTTCTGTCGGTTGACAGTAAACTCACGAGGGTCAAGAAGACCAGACTTGAGCAGTCTGTTCTGAGACATTAAGTACTGAGAGGCGTCAGATGAAGCGTTTAGAATCCATTCATTGGCCGCTTTGTTTTCCCCCTGCGGAGCATCGGACAAGATATCTCCTGTAGCCCGAGACGAAGCGTCAATGGCTTCACGTTGTTTCTCGCGGTCAGCCTCCTGCTCCCTGAGCGTATCAACAAGGTTGGTGGTAATAGCACCCCAGTCGACCCTGCTCTTCTCGTCTCTCTTTACGTACTTATAGTAGCTCATTTCCTAGCGGCTTTAATCTGGTCTATAGTCAAAGCCTGACCCAAAAGCTCTTGCTGAGTTAGACCGCCAAGTGAGCCGAAGAAATCACCGAAGTTACCATCGTCTCCTAAAGCTGTTTGCATAGTATCTAAGTCAAGGCCATATTGTCGAGCGAACTGTTCACGTTGACCAGCNGACATNCCAANCATCTGATTNCTGTAATACAGGAGNGGNTTGTCCTAGGAACTGACTTCGTTGGTCACCACNTAGCTCCTTNCCAATCATCTTAGAGCCACGACCTTGTTTATACAAAGCCTGTCCAGCATCAATCGTAGCGCCCACACCAGCCAGCATCTCAGCTCCCGAGGTGATAGCCGCAGCTTGAGCCGCTTGTGAGTCAGCCGCAGCTTGCTGAGCTCCAGCCGCCTCCGCCTCCGCGATGCCTCGCCGAGCAGCTATATTAGCTACCTCTTGTACAGCAACCGCAACATCCCTGTTGTACAAAGAGCGCTCCTGAGCCGACCGCAACTCGTCTTCTAAGGCGAGGCTACCTCCGACAGCGAGTCCCGCGCTACGTGCCGCACCTCTCGGGTCAGCCTCCTGCGCTGCCTGTACCTGCTGAGCCATCAATCGCTGCTGGCTCTCTCGTGCCTGCATATAGGCTTCTGTAGGGACTGATAGCTCCTGCATAGGGTTAATTTCAGTGAGACGTTTTGCCTCACGCGTCGCCTTCTGAGCCGCTTTCTGAGCGTCTTTAATACGACGGTTAGCCTCAATGGCTTGGTACGTACTTACGCCCGCCGAAGCTAACTGTAGTGCTGCTGTTACAAATGCCATACGATTTATGTTTAGTCAAAGATAATTAGAATCAAGGATACGATTTCATCATCTGGCTTTCTACTACGAAAAGTTCCGTAGCGGTAGTCGATGAGTTGGTCGCGATAAACTTGCAATAGTGTCCGAGTACACCGTGGGATTCTGCCTGAGCGTTCTTTACGCCCATCATATACCAAGTGTTTTGCGGATTCGTACCCCCTGCCGACAGCGTAAAGTTGACCTGAGTCCTATCCGCTGAGAACGCAGTGACAGGCCCGACTACAATAGGTACGCCTGGATTAGTAGGGTTAATCGTATACAAGATATCTCCAATAGATAAGATACTGCTTACAGAGAAACCAAAGGTTATGACTCCAGCCGACACAGTGGTATTAGAGCCAATGCCATTGACTGAACGAAGGACATACTGCGAAGGGTCGATGGTTAAGGCAGGCTCTCCGTTCTCTCCGTCAGGGTTGCGAACGAACGCAAAGAACACAGCCTCTTTCTTCTCAAACCACGTTTCATCGATGTATCCATTTTGGATGTCTGTCTCCAGCTCTAGTCTCCACGCTTGGTCCGACTCCAGCTCCATCGTCTTCCACAAGCTGTTGTCCGTCGGGTTGTCATTGAAGATGCTCGTCATCTGCGATGAGTAATTTACCCCGTAGTACTGGTTTCGTATCTCATTGGTATTATGCCTGTATAAGTTACCTCCATCAAAAGAATAAAAGAAGTTATTCATACCAGTCATCCACTCAGGGATATATGAGTAGAACGAAGGCCATCCTTTTACATCAGGGGAATATGTTAGTGTTTCAGCCATTAGTTTACTTTTTCTACGATAACTCCATTTGCAACTCGGATATATGTGCAGATTCCTGGACCGCTCAAATTGTAGTAACCGTCATCGGCTAGTTGTTGACCTAAGCTATCCTTAAACACCCAGTCTCTTCGAGCTGGCACTCCAAACGCATTAGGCGTCAATACAGGCAAATTATAAAGCGTAGAATCAATAGGCAGGGTGCATATGTCTACCTCAGTACTGGCCTTAGCGCTTGAAGCAAACCCAGTTAATATACGAGGGCAATCTACATCTACCGACCACGTTGGAACACCTGTTAAACAAGCGCTTACAACCCTCAAGTCCATAGTTGAAGGGGTAGCATTCGTCTTAGATACATAAAGTACATAGCTGCCAGCAGCTCCTGTAGTCAAGCTCGTAAGGTCAGAAGCTTGTATCGTAATAGACTCTGTGGTGCCGCTATTATCGAAGTCCTCGTTTATTTCATCCCAGTTGTATAACGGTAATGCTGTTGTCCCTGTAGGGGGACTACATACTGAGTCATCACCGTAATAAGGCCCGTCAAAATAAGAGTTATTAGGGGTTCCTGCGTCGGTAATGGTAGTGGCGCTAGACTTACTCGTAACTGTATTGTTGTAAGTAGCAAAAATTCCAGTGCCCCCTCCAGGAGTAAATCGAATAGGCACTACACCAACCCCTGACGCCAAGTCATAAGTGATGTCATATACCTGGGCTGGAACTAAAGCAGGAGTGCTAGGGGCTGGCACAGGGTCGGGGTCTGTACACTTTCTGTCACACGAAACGCAGGATGTCGCTGGTAAAAGAACGCCCGCTGATTGCTGACGAACTATATCATTTTCGTTTATTAACTGAGAATAGAACTGGTCGGGCGCAAGCGTAGTTAATGCTTCATCGGTGTATACCGATGTTGCTGAGCTTAGATTGCTAGCGTCTAAATAAAAAGTGGTCAAAGCACCACAGCTACAACAAGCTCCCGAGTTAGTAGCTCCTGAACAGAGTTGTGCGGCTTGCGCTAACCTGTAGTCGTAAATAAGATACAGGTAATCGTTGGTGTTACTAGGCATTGTAAAGTTGCCTGAATACAACAAAGAACCCAATGTGTTTGGGGTAACAGATAGCGACGTTGGGGAAGCTGCGAGTAAATCAGAAATGCCTTGCTGTGTATTAGGATACAGCGTATTGCTTCGCAAGTACTGAAGTTTATTAGCCGAAGAAGCTGTAGGGTCGTAGTTAAACGTGTCTCCCGATTGCTTCCTTACCTGCACATATACCGTAGACCCGTTGGGGGGGAATATAGTAGTTCCCTGTAGCCCCGTGAGCTCTTGGTATTGAGATACTACAGGCTCATTTCCTGTACCAAATATCACACCTTGGTTGTAGGTATTGCTTTCATCTGTTCCGTCCACAAATCGAAACTCGTTATGTATGCTCTTGGTGTCCTGCCAGTTTAAGTTTAGCGCTACCTGTATAATTTTAAGTTCGTTTCCTACAGGACAGTTCACAGTGAAGTTTAAGTTCGTTACCGAACCACCGTTAGCCGTCACAACAATTGCTACTGTGTTAGGATTGACAGAGTTTTTGTCTATCGTTATTGTTCCAGAAGATGTGTTTCCTAAATCGTTATAAGTAGTTCCGTTATAAACAGCCACCACGTCAAACGTAACTCCGCTACTTAAAATTGGAGTAGCCCACTCAATCACCACATTGCCTACCACCCCGCCTAAATTGACGCAGAACTGAGAAGTGTCCCCCGCAGCCGCCAAGTTAATGGTCTGGCTAATATCGCAATTCACGCAGGCCGTTTCAACAGGGAGTTTATTCTCATTAGATGATACCACATACTCATCCATATATGGGTCGTAACCACCAAGCTTTTGGGTATTAAACTTAGAGTTAAATAAATCCCTAAAGTAACCACGCATACCCGATTGAGAAACCACAGATAGCTGCTCGTTACTAAAGCTAGAGCCGCGCAGCTGGATAACAGCACCACGCTTAGAGTCGGTAAAGTACTTATCCATACCAAACTCAGCGTAGCTCTCAGGGTTAGCCGAGATACCATACTCCTCTACTCGAGCGACCTGCTGGCCTAAAATCAAAGGAGCTGCGGTCAGGATATTTCCACCCTGAGCATCTGTAACTGCATTTTTGTTTGCAAGTACATAAGAAATACGGTCCTCTTGCAAAACCAAGATATCCGTCTCTCTAGCCACCATCTTTTGGACAGGACCATATACGTCCTCTAAGGTCTTAAAATTTAGGAGACCAAGGTTGAACTCGTTGAGTTTATTTACGTTACTCTCGTCGTTGTAAACGCCGCTGTAAGTGATGTCAGCAAAGCGGTCTGCTCTCTTGAAGTCCTGAGCAGAGACTAGTATGGTTCTCTCGCCTAAAGCAAATGACTGCCCGATAGATGAGTCCTCAATTTTATAGCTCTCCACCCCGTTTCCAAACGCATAGCAATTAAAAAAGTCTAAGTCCACTACCCCCTCCGTCGAGGCGTCTTGGTTGGTGACATTGCCTTGGTGGTATCCACCTACGATATCATAGTTTTCGCTACCCTCAAAGAATACACCGTCTGCAATTTCATTGGGTACCGTTTCAAAAACAATCAGACCTCCAGGGTCTTGAATACATATCTCAACCTTAGTAATAGAGTTAGCAGTATCAAAAGCGTTGGCATCAGTTCTAGTTCCATTTACACAGCGTAGATAAAGCCTGCGATTAGCTGATGGGTCACCAGAAATCTCATAAAAGAACATTTGATTTAAACCCACTTGAGTATTCACCATTAAAGAGTCAGACCCAGCAGTAGTGCTTGAAAGAGTACTGTAATAAAGGTTATTATTTTGCCCGTCGCTACTTTGGCACTCTACGTCACAATTCATAGAGTTTTGAATGATTGCGTCTAAACCTTCACCATCCCAGAAAGCTTTAATATCAGTATATGTCTGGCTAGCGGTAAAAGTTTTTGTTACTCTACAAAATTGAGCTCCATTGCTTCCTCCACACAAACCAAGGTCATCTTTTCTAAACTTTATCTTTATCCTTACAACAGCTCCCTGCGGAACGGGGATTCTGTTATATGTAGTACCTGATGTAGTAAAGCAAGGGTAATTAACTATTGCCTGTCCAAATCTATAATTCTCTGTTGTTGTAGAGTTTAAATTCACACTTCCCACACTCGAAAGTGGCGCTTGTGATGTTATGGTCGGGTAACATCTATTAGTAAGTGTTGTATCTATAGTAAAGTCTTGAGCCCTAAGCCTCATATAAAGACCTGGAACCTCCAATATATTTGAACCTGATTGAAGTAGGTGCAGGAAGTTTGTAGGTTGAGAAACCTTGTCTAGTACAGTAACCTTGGTCTCTTCATTTAAAACTCCGTTAGCGTCTACCTTTACAATAAGCTCGGTACCAGCATCTACCAGCGCCTGGTCCTGACCAATCAGCCTAATCCAGTAAGACGTGGTGCTAGGGTCGTAGTAATACGTATTTGAGTATATGGTATCATACGCTCCTCGAGATTGTTTTAATACAAACTTATAGGTATCAGCCCAACTAGGAGCCGTCATATTAATCGGTATAGTAGTCCGAATGCTGTTATTCTAGAACTGTTAACAGAAGAAACAAATACGGTGTTTTGAGAAGAAGTTAGTGTCGTAGTCGCTCTTTTGTATTTGTCCATATAGACAATACCAACTTCATAGTCTCTATTACTATGTAAGCTTTTATTGCTCGATTCACTTTGATACGTGAAGGTTACGTTACTTACCTCGAAGTACTCAAAATACTGATTATTAGGTGATGAAGTATTGTTGTACTGAGCGGCCAGTATCTGAACTGAAAACTCATCTTCATTAATCGAGTCGCTCGATAAAAAAACGCCCTGACCTCCAGCGGTTACACCCGTATTTACCAGAGTATATCCTGATGGGGCTACGATAGAACAGTTGTATATATCCGTAAAAGTACTTCCGTTAGAGCAGTTTCCTACAGGCTGAAAGCTCCCTCCTAAATTAGAGCCTAACTGAGCTTTAAACTCAGGGCTTTCAACCATCTCAAATATGCTATTGTAAGATTGAGGTAGGTTAAAAGTAAATGATATTGTAAACGTAGGATGCTGAACGGTTATGGGGTATGCTCCTGATTGTCCTGACCCAGAAAACCCTTTATGCGATACAGTAAATCCAAATCCAAAGACTCCGCCAGCAACCAATGGCTGATTTATACTTGAAAAATTTATAAAAGCATCAGCGTTAATTGCTGTAACAGTACTAGCGGTATCTATTGTGTAGTTAACTCCGTCATTTCGAGAACCCAAACTTAAAGAAGTAGATAGGTTTTGAGAAATTAAACTGGCCGTATAGTTGGTGTCAATACGAGCCCCAGTAGCGGTAGTTAAATCGTAACCATCCTCATAGTTACCATACATCAAGCGGTTGCCCATAAATGTTTGAGCTTGAGCAACTAGAGGTACGTTATCATATAAACGCAATATCTCAGACGAAGGCAACAGTGTATATATCTGCTGATTGGTAAAGTTGACCGTTTGTACTACGCCATCAGGCCAACCAGCCTCTTCCTTGATATACTTTTGCATCACCCGAACGTCCGAGTCATTGCCTAGCTTAAAGCATATGTCGATACCAACGACATCGTCACCACCTGTATTCACACCCACTACCGCTGTATTGTAGCGGTTAAGCATCCCGTCGTTGAAGTTGGTGTCGGGGTCTATGCTGAAAGGGCTGCTCTCAAATGCCACATCCGTAAACTGAGACAAGGCACTGTACTCATTGTCAATGTACTTATATCGATACGAAAACGAAACGAAGTTAGTCTCTAAGTAGTTTTCTTCGCCAGGCACATCAATAAGCTGAAGCGTAGGAGCTTTTCGGGGTGGCTTCTTAATGACCGATATGTCATCCTCTGTAATCTGGTCAACGTGACCTGCCGTTGGTTCGAGATAGCTTCTCGTGACGTTAATCTTACGAGGCGGGTTGATGTCGTCGGTAAAAAACAGTAGGTCCTCAACCTTATTAACTCCAGTGATAAGGAACGTAGGGTTGAAGTTAAGTACGCTAGTGCTAACTACGTGGTATATTAAAAGGTCGGTATTGGTGTTGTATGAAACAATCATATCCACTGGGGTGCTATGTGACCCGTCGTGTATAAACCAATAGATAGTCTCATTGACACCATCCTCAAATGAACCAATGCATTGAGCGGTAGTTAAATCAACGCCCTTGTACTGTAACGTGGTAAGTTTAGTATTCCCCTTTGAGTTTTCTACAGAACCCACCTCAGAGCCCTCTGTAGAGCCGAGGCGTACATTCAATGCGTTGATATACTCTCCGTTGGGGACAAGGCGCTCGTCGACGCTCTTGTTCATACGCCCCTTGATAAAGTGTCTCTTTACGTTACCCATTATTTAATCCACTTATTTTGTCCGCGCAAGTTCATCAAAAGACGCCCAGGGTGTATGTTGCTGATACGAATCTTTGCGTTGCGCAGTAAAGCAGATTTATTTTTCTTCGACCGATTTACTACATACTCCTGTGTTCCCATATGTGAATTGAGAAGCGAGTAAGATATATACGCGTATACGTATTCTTCAAACAGTTTGTTTACCGTAATCAAAGAATCATCTCCACCTTCCATACCGTCGCTGACATATTCCAATATGCAGCTCTCACCCGACATCACCGAACTAAAGTTAATGACTCCAGACTTCGGGTCAATACGAAACGTAGGATTGGCGTTAGCGGTCTCGGTATTGAGGCCAAATGCCGCCCCTCCTACAGGGAAATCAAAATACCACATCCCATCGATGCACCACCCTTCGTATCCGTCATATGGGCTGTTTTCGTTGAGGTACATAGACTTTAGAGTACTATTAAGCCTAGCTTCATCGATAGGTGAGAACTCTGGCTTTAGTGCCGCTCCAGTTTCGTCAAAGAGGATGCGGTTGTTGGAGTCTTGTAGGTAAGCCTGTGCGCTGGTAACTTGAATATTCTCCGTCAAAGGAAAAACCACCCCGTTCTTAAACATAGATAACCGAACCCAGTTGACATAGTCGCTAGGAAGGATAAACCGCAGGTCGTCCGATACGTTAAGTTGCAATACCTTAATCTCTTTAAACGCATCGTAGTTGAGCTCCTGTATCGCCCGCTTAGCGTGAAACAGAATTTTATATCGAGACTTCTCGTTGACCAGCTCGTTATTACCGCTGTACATAAGCTGGTAGTTGCTGACGATATCGCGCAAGCTCACGTATTGATATGAACCCCAGTTCGCGTCTTCAGGCGAAGCCCCAGCGTTCTCGTAGTATTGGTATTGAGTTAGGTATGCCATATTACTTGCTTGCTTGGTCGTCTAGCTGTTCTTGTCCCAGTGAATAATTTACCACATCCATCTCACGTATTGACACCCCTGAGTACTGCAAAATCTTATTTACCAATCGAGGCTCGTCATCAGCAGGCAACTCAAAATCTTGGTAGTCTGCTTGTCCTTGGTCAAATACAGGCTCGCCTGCCGTAAGTGTTGAGTACGTCCAGTTGGGTTCTAGCGGGTAACGGATATACTGAATCGTTCCCGAGGTGATAGTATTAGGATATGCCGTAGCGTTATTTCCGTTCTGCACATATGCAGGGAAACTCAGCGATGGAGCGGTCAGGTACGAAGAGAGGAGCAAATTAATCTTTGAGTTTGATACCTGTTCCATCTCGTAGTTGCTTCCTGTGGGTAGAAGCCTGTTAAGAAGGTAATAATCGGCTGGAAGAGCAAACGTATTGGTAGTGAAATTAGATACCGTAGAGAATGTATCGATAACTTCCTCGAGGCTTCTTGCTATATCAGCATAGCCCGTTCCTGACTGGCGGATATTCTCCTTATTAATCTGGTAGTTATAGTCGTAGAAGTACTGGTCGAATATCTCGAGCTGCGCCTGCTTGGCATATAGATTGAAATCTGCTGGAGAGAGATACCCGAAATTATTCTTGTTCAGTATCGATAATACTGTATTCCTTACCGAATTTATCATAGGGACGCTTTTGACAAAGATAAATCAAAAAAAGGGGCCACAATTTGTGACCCCTTTTGTAAAATAATAAAACGCAATGTAATTACGATATACTCGTGATTCGCATTCCCGAAGGCAGCTTAAAAGGTATAGCAACGTCTTTCCACTGACGCTCATATGCGTTTACAATACCATCATTTAAAACGTGATGAAACTGCAAACCAATAGTATCTGTGGTATGATAAATACTAAGCTGATTTATACCTCCACCAGCTTTTCTGTCCATATAACTCACTGTGCAATACGTACTGCTTATGTGAGATACGGTTGCAATACCGCTGATGTTAAACAACCTATCTCCATCGTTATCATTTTCACTATAGATATAATAAGTGTCTGCATCAGGGGAAGTAGGTTCAGTACTAATAATAGGAGCGCTAAGAGTAAGCTGAGTGTCAGAGTCAACAGTAACAACAGTAGCCTCTTGCTCATTGCCGTTTAATACCACATCTCCTGGCGAAACATCACTTGTAAAAGTAGTTCCTGAACCAACAAGTTTATTTGCGTCAGCAGCAAGCATAATTCGATACGCATCGCCTGTCTCAAAGAAGTCTACAACTGCACTAGCAATATCTAGATTAGCGCCATCCACAGTAGGTGTAGCGAGAACCGTAGTAACACCCCCTGATGTAATATTAACAACAACATCACCCGCTACTACTCCATCAGTAGTAAACGTTGCGGCTGTATCAACTAAAAAGCCAGCGGCTGTGCCACTAGCAGTGCCGTCAGAAAGCGCGGTAGGAGCGCTAGCGACCCCCGTAACAACAGGTAGGGGAAATATTAGAAACTTTTCCATAACCATTAAGCTACAGCAACGGCTGAGATAGCATTTATTGGCGACACCTGACGAGATACGTTAGTCCATCCAGTTGCCAAAGCCAAAGCGACTTCGTCTTGAATTTGATTACGCATAACGTTTTGAGCTCCAGTAGTTGTTAAATCAATTGTAGTCCCTGATTTATAAGTAATAACTACGCTGGTAGCGTCTGTTCCTACAATAGATATAATGCCGTTACAGCTGATGAGCTGATTGCCCGCACTTGTTACGGGGATACTTAGATACTTTTCCATTTGAAAAAATGTTTATGGATGAATAAAGACCAAAGATAGGTCTTTTAAAAAATCACTCTAGCTGCTTGTCAAGCATCTTCAATACCTCGATACCATCATCACTCTGTAAGTAAGCGGCGATAGCAGACTTCGGGTCTTCACCAAAAGGAACCGTCATCATACGCTTCTTATTGGTCTTCAAGTTGAAGTGGATGTCGCGTCCGTTATTACGCATACCCAACAGCCCCTTTTCTAGGATTAGTGACACCTTGCCGTACAGGTCCAAAGAGGGGTCTTCTAGCGCTTCCAAGAAGTCAGAAGGGTATCGCTTAGCTAGGATTAAGATATCGCGCTTGAGCTCAGCAGAAGACAGCTTACTAGGGTCAATCTCTAGGAGAACCCGAGCAATCATTTCCATCTCCGTCACACTCATCTTACGCGCAGCCACCAAAGCATCCGCCTCGACAACCATATGGTCTAGCTCTTCCTGAGCGTCCTTCTCTTTATTGACTTCAGAAAAGGTAGAGCCTGAGTCAGGGTGCAGACTCAAAAAATGCTGTAGTACCTGGTTTTCTTTTGGTACCGAAAGGAACCCGTCTTCAAAGACGATTGGTTCTAAAATAAAGTTTCCGTCTTGCTCGTCTTCGAATGGAGTTTTCTGATTGCGAGCATACCGTAAAGCGCGATTGACTTGTCCGTCAAAATACATAAGTGGCTTACGGGAGGTGTTGCGGGAAGACAGCGCAAAGGTTAGCGGTGCCACGTCGCGGTTAAGCTTGTAGATTTTATCTACGATTTGAGCTTGTTTTTTCATTTTATTGAATTAAGAATTTATAAGAAAAAGGGGAGGGGGTTTTACTGCCCCCTCCCTTTCAGAGATTAGTCACGGAACAAGAAGAAGTTGTTCGCGCCGAGCGTACATACAGCTCGCTCAGACAGGAAGTTGACTTCCATAGCGTCGAGGTCGCTAGTACGTGCTCCACCAGCAGAACCAGTAATCCAAGTCTTGTAACGACGGTCTTCAGTTTCTGAAGCTCGGTACCGAACGTGGAGGAAAGGTCGCTTAGCGTTCTTACCCATAATCTGGTCGTATACAGTTGTTGAACCAGCTGGCACCAACAATCCGTCTACCTTACCACCAGTCAAGTCACCACGCATAGTTGGGTCGTTCAAGTACTTCCAGTCAGACTTATAGAAGTCGTAACCACGTCGGAACCCACGGAAGCCTAGGTTCAACGCCATCTCTTCGTCATTGTCAAAGAGGCCGTACGAAGTACCACCAGCACCATAAGAGTTCTGAGCAGCCAACATATCGTCGATAGCGAATGAGAAGTCACGGTTAACGAAGATTACATTCTCTTCGATAGAACCTTGCTTATCCAATCGCTGGATGATAGTGTCAAACTCAGCCAACGTAGTTGGGATACCTTGGAAAACGTTTCCTCGGTTGTTAACTACGTGGAACACACCTTCTGAACCAGCGTCTGTACTTCCTACAGCTCCACCAGTTGCCGCATTAGTAGCGTCACTTAAATAAGCCAAAGCTCCAGAGCCATTGGCAGCAGGTACAGCTTCAATCATAGCAGTCTCCAAGTAGTCATCGAAACGAAGACGTGTCTCGTGCTCAGACTTCAAATACCATAGGTAGCCAGTAGCTCCGTTTTCAGAAGTTACTTCAACCCAACCGATTTGAGCCATATCAGAACCGTTGACAGCGTACTTATCCTTCAAGATAATTGGCTTATTCTCAAAGAAGTTGTCTTGCGCTTCCAAAGAACCTTCCATACCATTTGTTCCTTTGGCAAACTCAGAACCATAAACAAATAAGCTACAGTTAACACCTTGAGCCATAGCTTGGTCAGCCTCATAAAGACGTACCGCAATAGTAAAAGCTCCAGCAGCTACAGCGCCTACACTTTCAATTACTCCTTTGTTAGAAAGAGTTCCTGCATTAGCAGAAATCATAACTGTTTGCCCTTTTCGTAGAGAAGCGCGTGTCTCACCGCCACCAAGGGTAATTGTATAGTTAAAAGCCGTAGAAGTAGCTGCACCACCTGGAGCAGTGTCTGCATTTACGTTATTATACTTAATATGCAAACGCCCTTGCTCAGCCCACTTGATGAGGTCAGAGTTAGAAGGCATCTCCGCTCCTACCATACGCAAGAAACCAGAGATAGTACGGTTTCCATAACGCTCGAATTCTTTCTCGTACGTATCAGGGAGATACTGGTTCAAGAAACGAAAGTCAGTGATATAATTTGTCTCCAGAGCTTGTTTTACTGGAGCTGGGGTTAAATCAAACCCAGGGGTTGTTTGTACAGCCATTTTTTCTGTTTTTAAAAATTATACTCTACGGGCGCTCCTAATTTTTAGTCCGCGTCCCGAATCGGAATTTACACTCCGAATTTGCATTCCATCCTTCCTCGATGTCTCAGGCACCTTTCGCGAATCCATATTTATATTCTTGGATTTACGACTGATGTTTTCGACTCCGTCAGCTTTGCCCTGCTCATAAAAGAACTGGGCGAACTTAGAAGGATTCATTGCAACGCTCAAAGCCTTATGGTATCCTGCTGCGTCCTGAATCAAACCGTCGTCCCCCATAAACTTATTTATAAAGTTCATAATGTCAGTCTGGTTTTTCTTCAGCTCGCTAGCGTTCCCTGGGTTAAAAGTGACGTCCTTATCTCCGACTTTAAATTCAAAACCTTTGAATTCATCAGAAAAAACTTCGTCAGTCTTATCCCGAAACCACTCGTTACGACGAGCGTTTTCTTGTTGGACACTACTAGACTCCTTCACGTATTGTTGATAGGCTTCAAAATTTTCTTTCTCTTCGCCAGACAAAGGATTCCCGCTTGACTCAAGCGGTACCTTATATTGCTCTTGAAGGTCTGAGAAATATTTCTTAGCCTTATTAACCTCTTTCTTCTTAGCGACCTTTCGCTTACGGATGACAGACTCCTCATCGAGGTCTGCATCGTAACTGAAATCGTCTACCATACTCTTTACATCGTCGGCATCTAAACCGTCTTCCGTAGCGAGATAGTAGTCCGCTAAGAGTGCGTCAGGGTTCATTTCGTCATAGTCCTTGTTGAGTTCAACAAAGTCTTTGAGCCCACGACCCGTCTCCTTTTTGAAACGGAAATAAGCGTCTACATCTTCAGGGAGCTCAGGCGCGGAATCGCGCTCTTCGAATAGCTCCCCTACGGTGTTAATCTCTTTTCCGTATCGGTCCTTTAGAAATGAAAGAACTTGTTCCTCATCTAAACCAGTGGGCTCTTCTTGTGTCGTCTCCGACACAGTTTCAGCTACTGGCTCGTCAGGTGTTTCACCACTTACTTCGGCATCGTGTTTTTCAAGAAGCTCCTGTTCCACTTCTGCAACAGACTTCTCCTCTACCGCGCCTAGGTCTCGTACTTTAATTTCCATTGTATTTAATTTGTGCGAAGATAATTATTTTTTACCGACCTCATCGTGGCTCGAACTCAGCAAGGTCAAAGCCATCAAGGCTATCCTCATTTGATTCAAAATCGATAGGCGGTAAGTTATTCTTACGCTGATTAATTAGTTTCGACTGCTCTGTATTCTGCTGGCTAATACGCTTCCCTTTCGCTTCTTCACGCATATCTTCTCGTCCAGCAATAAGCTCCTCAGTTACACCCTTGAGCTTCATATTGTAATTAAACTCCTGCTGCATCAACTGGTTTTTAAGCTGAGCCTCCATCTGCATACGCTCGATATCAAAAGCCACCTCGGCTTGCTTAATCTGAACTTTCTGCTGACCTTCAGCTTGTATCTTCATCATCTGAGACTCCGTAGCCAGCTTCTGAGATTCGAACTGCTGCTGAGCTTGCATCTGCTGCTGCTGAAGCTGCATAGCTTCCTCGCGCTCTTGCTTCTTCTTGCGCTTGAGCTTAAGCAATTGATTACCTAGCTTGATGTTCTTAATCTCTCTGATATCGATAGCGTCCTCCAAGTTGATGTCATTCTTAGACAAAGCCATCTGGATATTCTGCTCGAGCATAGCCCTTTGCTCTTCGTCAGGAGCCACCTCAATAAAGACACCGAAATCGTAGATATACAAATCTTTGATATCGTTAAGGATAGAGATATTGTACTTACCAATTTGATTTGCAAACTCTTCCTTAAAGTCAGCGTACTCCAATATATCAGCCACCCTGCAAGACAAAGCTTCAGCTAATGACTTCAGTATAAACAAGCTACCATCTAAGATATGACGAGTGGCTACGTTGGAATTAAGCGCCGCTAGCTTTTGTACTCCGACCAATGAGTTAGGGTCAGGCATAGAGCCGTCACGCGCTTCATTGAGACCAGTAATATCACGTATCATATTGAGATAGTGATTGTAGTTCCCAATCAAAGCGCTAATCTTAGACTGCCCTGAGTTACTGGTGAGCTGCTGGATAGGGACTCGAGCGTTATTAAACTCGCCATCCTGAGTATAGCTACGCCCGACCACGCTACCCGTCTGAAAATACAGACGCAAAGCGTCCTCTGGGTTGTACGCATTGCCTGTCCCAAGGTCTACTTCGTTAAGTCCGTCAGCATCAATGAACACACCGTCTGGAACGATGCGAGACATTACTTGCTGTAATTTAAGGTGGGTAATCTGTATCTGGTCTGCCAAAGGAATCATACGTCGAACCAATGACTCGATGTTACCCTTGTACATACGTGGCGCACAAGCCAAGTAATTTGGCACTGCATACTGTGATGCAGATTTAGGACGGACCATATTTTCCGCCATCTCCCACTTGAGAATAATATTGGTTCCCATAACCATAACGCCTTCATACCATACATCGATAGTCTTTTCGATTTTCTCGAATCGACCCTCTTGCATCATCTCTTCTGGCGGGTTAAACGTATCGTCCTTCTCAACCACCTTAGCGCCTCCGCCATCCATTACCTTCTTCTTGTAGACAAACTTCTGCGTTGTCTTGTAGTTGAAGTACATAAGGGTAGTGGTATCTTGATAGAAGATATCGTTATCGTAGAACTGCTGTACGTTATAGTAATCGTACCAGCTCTGAGAATGCTTTGAAATTTCCTTGAGGTCGTCCGTAGTAAGGCTAGGGTCTATCTTAATAAGCTCAGTGATAGGCACTGTCTTAATCTCTCCCCAGTAGAAATTATCTTGGAAGTACGGGTCTTCGGTATAGCTATATACCACGTTAGCGGGGTCCACATACTTTACCTGTACCCCGTCGCCTTTAAGGAACTCGTGCTTTACAACTCCTACACCAAGTACAGCAAGGTCGTAGTCTACGCGCTGCCTGGTTTCGTTATACCTGTTCTGCTCAAGCAGTGTATTGATAGCCTCTTCTTCTGCTATTTCAATTGCAGGCTTATAGTTAAGCTGCATATACAATGAAAGCTCTTCATCGCTATTAGGAAGCTCGTCAGGAGATACAGTGAAAGGGTCTACGCCAAAGCCTTCCTTTACCTGCATCAAAAGGTCTTTAGAGACCATCTGAGCCTCTATCATATCCTGATACTTACTACGCTTCGCCGACGACATAGCGTCTTGAGCATAAGCCTTGACATCAAACAGGCGGTCCGACATACCGTTAACTACGATATCAACGAACTTAGGGATGATAGGAATTGGAGTCCAGTCCAGGTTCAAATAAGAAAGGTCGCCGTCGACCGATAGTTCGCTTTTATACTTAGCAACAGACTGCTCTCCCCTAGCATACAATCGGAGTCGATTAAAATCTCTCCATTGGCTATAGAAGCGACAACCGTTTCCATCCCTCTTAAACCACTCATATTGAATGGCTTGTCCAATCTGCAATCCATACTCATAAGTCGCCTTTTCAGCGTCAGAAACAAATTGGGTAGGGAACGAGGCAGATGCTATGTTAACCTGAACATCTCTCATTATTTAACTAGTTCGCTTATATTTCCACGATTGTTGTATCTAGCAAAGGTAACAGATAATTTCGATTGCTTTTCAACAGGTTGATAGATGTGTTTTTGGTTAGCCATAATAGCCAATCCAGAGCTTATCGTAGCGTCAAATTTGGTTCTGTTGTTGATATCAAACTTAGCCCAGTCTTCAAGCGTCCTTGTGAACGGCATAGTGCCGATGTCACCTTGCTCCCTGTATGTTCCTTCCATATCAATCCCCACGTGCTTTTCGATATAAGTCTCGATAGCCGAAGCGTGTGATTGCTTTACATCCTCCGAGGTATTCGGTATACCACCTAGCTCCTTCTCCGTCTTAGACAGCTTATTGAACTTCTTGTCGGGACGGTTCATAGAAAACTTGCGGTAACCCCTGTTCTTGAAATGATAGAGAAGCCTTGGCTTGTTGTTCTCCGTAAGTATAGGCATCCCATAGAATATACAGGCCATCAGAACTTCTTCGAAGAATATCTCAGCTGTCTGTGGTCGAGCTACATACTCTAAGAAAAACTCGTTGCTCGGGGCATCATCCATATTAAACTTAGTCATCCCGTGTAATGAACCGTTTGAACCTCTTCCGCCTACTACACCAGATATATCGTATGGGTCGCAACCAAGGGAGCCGATATGCTCATTGCCAGGATACTTCATCCCATTGCGCACTATGATATGATTCTGCATCCTAGCAGGAGGAGTCCAACCCAACAAAAAACGACCATTGCGCTCAGGAGTCCATATAACCTGACTGTCCTTATGACCATCCTTCCAGTGAAATGACCCACGGGTGAGATAGTGCTCCTTTATCATCTCGTCGTTATAGTCAATCTGCTGGTATATCTTAGTTAGATTGAATATAGACTGCTTGCTTTCATCTCGGAAAGCGTGAGACTCGGTACGAGGAAACTGACGATAAAACTCGTTGAGCGCATCGGGGTCGTTCTTAAGTGAAGCCACCTCGTTCTCCCAGTACTCAATAGCTCCCATTTTTATTGATTGCCCATCAATTCCTTTTACTGTCTCTGTAGGTTTGTTAAATACAGGCATACCATACCTATCGATATAACCCTCGAAGTTCCACTCCATAGGGATGAATAGGCTGTACATACCGCTCTTGGTCTGTCCGTTGGCGTTACGATTGCTTACATCAGATTGAGCGTATAGAGTCTTGTAGTTGCCACCTCCTTTACTCAGCGCGTTGGATGTGGAGCCCATCATACATTTACCAATAATACGACTACCGAGACGCAGACAGGTCTTCGTTACTCGCCAGTTATTGAGGATGTTCTCTGGCTTCTCCCACTTACCACTCTCATCGTGAACCAACAAAAGGAGCTTCTCTCCGTCATAACTGTTATCAGCTGTATTCTTCCAGTCTATAGTGGTATCGAGACCGTCAAGCTCCTCAGACTCATCGAGGTACATATTACGCTTAGTAATCTTAGACGCAGGCACTCGGTATGCCAGTTCTGTCTTTGGCTTGTCCATACCGTCTTGTATGGGCTTGAAAAAGAACGGGTAGTTAGCAGATATAGGAACGACTTTATCCGTAAACATCTTCTTGGCGTCAGCACCCGTCTTGGAAAGTATTCCTACACGAGCGTCTTTAGCTAACGTTCCTATATTCACACATTCAGAAGACCCCATAAAAGAAAATCCTGAACGACGTATTTTAAGGTAACACATACCAAAGGAACGGACATCAGCTTTACAGGCTTCCCAGAAAATATAGAATATACGGTTGGCCTCTCGGAAGTCAGGAAGCCCTACGTCAATCTTGGTCCATTGGAGGTAGGTATAGTGCGAGCCCGTTATGTATGTAGGCACTCCGTTATTCATAAACCACGCGCCATTTTCACGCCTGTCGAACTCTTGCTCTACAAAATCTACCCACCTGTCTTTAAACTCAGCGGGCATATCATTCCACTGGAATATCGTCTTAATGCGTGTAAGCTCTTTGGGATACTCTAGCGGCTGCCAGTACTGCTCTTTCTTGGACTTACTTCGTTGTATAGGGTCGGAAGAGGCCATAGGAATTGCGATACGGACACCCTGTATTTCTACGATATCGCCTATGGTTCCGTCTTTTGATATAACGACAAAGTCATAGTCTTCGTTATATCCGTACTCCCAGTTTTTAGCTTTGTTCTTCCTTGTCAGTACCTTTTGAGGGACTACGTCTTTCAGGTGAATAAGCAGTTTATTTTGACCTTCGTTCTGCAAATCCCTGCTTGGTATTAGTAGGTGAATCACCACGCTTTGCTAGCGCATCTAAGTTCTCTCTCTCCTGCTCGATACGATTAAGTATCTCTAACGCATCGAATATAGCAAGCTTTTTGGTAGCTGCTGCGTTCTTTAACCTGTCGGCAGCTAGCTCGTCTTCTAAGTCAGGCTTTATAATCTCTTCTTTAGCCACCTTAATAAGCTGCTCAACCGCTCTGTGACCAGCGGCGATAATCTTTTCTTTGAGTTCTTTCGAGTTCATAATACCAGGGTTATGTTATCAGTAAACATACGGTACAGCTTCTCTCCGTCTACCGTAAACTCGTACTCGCTGTCAGGGAGGAATGAAACCTCATCGCCTTCATTTACACCAAGCGCCAAGAGCTCATCATTTCCATACTTAAGCCTTCCGATAAGAGGTTCTTCCTTTGAGAACTTACCTATCCACGATTCTTTCTCTTCTACAGGCTCTACAAAACAATATTTCCCGTGAGCCTGCCACCTATCGTCTTTTTTATATAGAAAGAACTGGTCGTCCGTCACAAAGAAAAGGTCATCTTGGAAATAACTGCGACCGCTTTTTTGAGCCCCATACATATCGTAATAATACTTAAATACGTTATGATGAACCAACAGGGTATCTCCCGCCTGGATAGGGCCTGAGTAAGAAATCGGAACGGACTGTACGATAGCGTAGCGGTTAGAAAACCTGTGGTCTTCTTGGGATGAACTTACGATAAACTCAACGTCGTCGGCTTTTCGTTTGTTATCGTATCTACTGCTATTTTTTGGTTTTACTATAAAAGAGTCTGGTGACCTCATTAAAAGTTAATATTATACTCTACGGACAGCGGCATCGTATGCGAGAAATGCTTCCAAAGAATTATCTCGTTACTGCGCTCTATCCATATCTGAATTGAATTTGATTTATCCTCAACTTTAATGAGGTGTATTTTATAGTTGCCCCCGAGAACCTCTTGGCCTAGCAAGTAATGCATCGCCGACTTATAGTCGGGACCTACAGAGATTTTACGGATAAGCATAGTTTAGATAGAATGAACGACAACGCTTACGTGTGAACAGTCTATGTTCGCAATTGCACTGTTTTTAACTTTAATTTTTAAGCTGTCGCCAAAAACCAAATTGGCAATACAGGTCATAACTAAATTAAACTCAGTACTGTTGCCTGTTTCTGTTACGCTACTTGTAGAGGAAACTATATCTGTCTCAGCTCCAGCTGAAGTCTTCTGTGTTATTAAACCCGTAATAACATTATTATTAGATGCTTTTAAACTTAACACCACTGTTACTTGAGAAAGCAGTGTAGTCTGTGGCGTATTTACATTTGACACCAGTTTATTAGTGGCGGTATACCCGTCAGACAACCCTATAGAAAGCACCACATTTAAATCAACATAAGTATCCGCCGCTGATATAGTTGTTGTAGCTGCCGCATTAGAAAATGCGTCGATATAATAAGCAGGAGCTGTCGCTGAAGACAGTGATTCTACAGTAATATTTTTAGTTGCATTAGAGTCGTTAGCATCGCTAACAACAATCCTATCGGAAGGGCTAGGAGTAACTGTTGCGTATGTACTAATCTTAGGCATAGGTCCTTACTTGTTGCGGCGGTTCTTACCCATCACTACTGCGTTGAGGATACGAGACAATACGTTGACGACCTTATCGTCCTTCTCCGTCTCGGTCAAAGCAGTAATGGTACCAGCTGCTGTAATTGTAGCAAGCAAAATTTCACTCCAAAAACTTGTAAAAAAATTCATATCTGTTCGTTTAAGAATTTGTACTTATCCTGCACATCGAACGAAGGGCAGGACTTACTTGAAAACTCGTTGTGTCCGTGAAGACTTAACTTCCCAAAAATAAGGCGTAAACTTTTAACCAACTCAAGGACCGCGATATCCTGCATCTCAGTCATAGTATCCTTTGCGTTCATCTCTTTGTCTACGCCACCTATATAACATATGCCGATAGAGTTCCTGTTGTGTCCGTAGGTGTGAGCGCCTGACTTATCAAGGTCCCTACCGCGATGGATTGAACCATCGGCATAGACACAGAAATGATAGCCTATATCATCCCACCCGTTAGCGAGATGCCACCTTCTTATATCATCTACCGTAACATCCCTACCCTCTGGCGTTGCCGAACAATGGAGGATAATTTTGTTTATGTCCCTCATTCAATTCCTTTCTTAGCTAGGAGTAGCTTGATGTCATTAACTCCATCTAAGAGAACGTCCAATGTCTGCTGGACCTTGGTCTCTTGTTTTTCTAGAGAATGAAGGCGGCTTTTGATTTTAACAATTTCATTCTGCATCTTTATGTAGGTTGCTAAAATGCCTGAAGCGGCACCCATACCAACTGATATAAGTTCGTAATTCATATTTTCTTCCTCCTTGCTTTCACTTAAACTGTATCTTACGTCGGTGCCTACGGTAGAATTAGAATTGAATTTCATTTATTCTTCAGGGCATTCCCATTTATTAGGGTTGGGTGGGTAAGGAACTCGGTTCTCGCACTTATAGTACCACCCTGGCTCACCGACTTGAAGGTCAATATACGCAGCCATCTCCTCCTCAGTATCGAATATATCGAGGTACTGCTGTCCTGTACTAAGCTCACCTTTAGAGGCATACCCGTAGTTATTGCGCGGGTTGCCCTTTACCTCTTCGCCGTTATTAAAGGCAAACCAAAAAGCAGGCGTTTTAAATACGTGTGTATGCTTAGCCATTACTCAACTATTTCAGCGTTCTGGTCTTCAGTGACTTCGTCTGGCTCTGGTGGGAACCATCCGTTGGCTTCCATATAGGCTTGGTCGCGTACCGTACACTCGGTCGGGATGATGGTATCGAAGACCACCGTCGCTGATGTCGTGATTGTTGTGGTGAGCGCGTCCATCTCTGCTTGTGGCATCAAAGGAAATAAAGCCTGTAGCTCGGTCAGGTCAACCGCTGCGTTCACATAGATAAGCCAGTCCAAAATAATAGATAGCGCCGCNTCTCCCGTCGTAGGGTTAATNACCGAACCGAACAGGTTGAAGTTTGCTTCGTCAGGGTTCTGGATAGACTCAGGACGCGTGATGCAGTACAACTGTCGAGAGATAGCTGCTGCTCGCTCTTCTGAGGTAAGGCCGCCTTCGGGCGGGACGATTAGATAGTTACTCATTTTGGTTTATTGATGTTATAATATGCAAAGATATTGTTTTCTACTTTAGGCTTCTGCGTAATAGGTATGACTTTCGGTTTCATCAGTAGATGTCGTAAAATAAGTTGATGTTGTCCTCGATGCTTGTAAATCTATTCTTTTCATTTGACAAGTAAAAAATAAATTCCTGAGCATTGCCTTGAAAATTTCTGTCTGTTCTATCTGGGTCTCTACCAATTACAAAATCAAATGTTGGTACTCGGTTATTTGTTACTGCTGTTGCAGCGCTATATTGTTGAGTTCCGTCCACCCTATATAACTGCTCCCCGTTTGCAAGCATAAGCGTGCGTAATGATTGAGCAGTAGAGTTATCTACACCCAATACTTTACTCGGTAAATCAGGGTAATACCAAAACCTGAATTGATTGGTGCCCCCGTTTTTCCTATATAATAACCCAGCAACACTGCTTTGACTTTGGTCAATTAAGGCCTGAACATCGGAAGTATTAGGAAACTGAGCAACCGTAAACATTGAAAACGGAGTAGGGTTAAGCTTAAAGCTTGCGTTTGAAAGTGACACGGCTGCAGAACCTCTGAAATCAACCGTAGGCTTCCCGTTTTGCGTCAAAACCGCCGCCGTTGCCCCGTCGTAAATTTTCGGACGGTTAAGGGACGTACCCTGCGTAGCGTCGTAGCCGTTACCTGACTGGTCGTACCACGTAACCACCGCCATATCATTACCCTGAGCAGCTGTCGTAAGAGCTGTAGTGTCGAGCTCTCCGTAAGAGTCGAAGCCTATCTCGTGTGTACCACCTACGTTGTCAGCGCGTTGGACCTGTACAGCTGAGCCTGTATAAGTAGAGCTTAGTCGACGTAAGCTATATGCAGCTTCTGCTCCTGGGTTCTCGTCGAGTAAGCCAGCTAGCGGGATGTCATAGTAACCGCCGATGTTTTCTTCGATGCTCGTTTCATTGCCGCCATATCCTGCGTAAATAATTGACTCCTGCACTCGTTTAGATGTGCCACCCTCAAGGTTTGGATGTTTGCCGATAAAATAAAGGTTTGCTGTTCCCGTGTTTCCTGCGTCTGTATTCGTGCCTACAGATGCGCCATTGAGTCGAGCGTGACGCGTCGTGCCGTCATATGTTCCTCCGTTAAGAACCTGAGTTGCTGCTACTATTGTACCGCCAACTGCCGTTTCAAAGTTTGTAGCATTAGAATGATACCGAATTTGACCGCTTGATGAATTTGTGCCAATCATCACACCCCTAGTCG